GAGGCGAGCGTCCGATTAGTCACAGGCAGTTGGAGCTACAAATGAAAGTCAAAATTATTTATATTAAGTCTTGTAAGAACGGCATGAACGCTGGCGACTCAGCGATGGTCGATGAGGCGACAGCAGACGAGGCAGTAAAGGCGGGCGAAGCTCAGCGCGAGATTCCGCCCAAATCTAAAGTGAAGGAGGAATTGAAATGACAGTAACTAACAAAGGATCTGGGTCACGGACTGGCGCGAACATGGCGTCAATGCCTGAAGTCGTTGACATCGGCCCAGAACAAAAAGTCTTAGTCACTATGGTTCGAAACGCGAAAGGCTTAAATGCTGGTGAAGTCGGCCGGTTTCCTAAGTCGGTTGCAGCGCAGCTTGTTAGCAAGGGCGAGGCTAGTCGCCATCAAGCCGCGCCTGCTGCTAGCAACGCCGCGACGGCGGTCGCGAAAGCGATGTCGGCTATTCACCGCTCGAACGACGCGAAGAAGTTGATCGCCAAGAATCTCCGAGAAGTGCAAGATCTTGTAAACGATGCAGATCGACTGACACAGAGGGCTTGCGATATTGCTGAGAAAGAGCTAGCGGGCCAGACTGGCGGAGTCGAGATCTTAATCGAGCAGGACCGAGAGGCGAGCGCTGCAGGTGAAGAACAGATCTCTATCCTGGAAGGAAAAACCAAAGAGGCGAATGGCAATGTTGCTAAAGCTAAGAAGTCCCTCAAGTCATCCGAAGATAAAGAAGCGGGCCAGGCTCTGGTTAGCGAGGCTGAAAAAGCTGTGGCAGATTCTGAAGAAGCAACGGTCTCCTTTGTCGCTTCAAATGAAGAGGCTAAGGCTAGCCGGCTTGCGGCTATTGATGGCTTCTCTGAGGACGTTTCACTCGTCGAGGCTGTCAACAAAAGTATGGCAGAGCTGGATGTTTTGCGAGCGGCTACTGAAGAGCTTGACGAACAGCTCAATGGTTAATTCTGACTCGCCGAATAAACAGGTCCGGCCCGAGCGGCCGGCTTCTGCTCCATCAACTAAGGACGAGAAAAAGCGTTCCGTCCGAGACAACGATAGGAAGATGGTAACAAAATGAGCGTTACTGTAACGACCAAGCGACTAAACGCAGACCTGATAACGCTCGCTGATTTAAAGCTGGCGATTGCGGCAGGCGACAACGATGATGTTTATCTTGCTAGCGTTATTCAGCGAGTTAGCGATTACATCGAGTCACGTTGCCGCAGAAAGTTTGGTCGCGAGGTTGTTACAGAAACCTTTAACGGCAACAGCAATACAACCAAAGTAATGAAGTTATTCCCGTTGGTCGACCTTGGAGTTCTGACTCTCGACGCTGCGACTATTGCGGCGACCGAGTACCAGATCTACGACGATGGTCGGTCTGGGATTGTCTTTAAGGAGGACGGCTGGAGGGAGAACATTCCGGTGCGCTCATTAATCGAACGACATTACTTACCGCAGGCTGGCGACGATGACTACTCCCTTGGATATACTTATGGCTACCTTCTTCCCTCTGACAACATTGTTGTCGATGACGGCTTTGTTGATTGTGCTAGCAACGCAACGGCAAAGACTTTCACTCGAACCGCTGGTAAGTGGCCTATCCTTGTCGAAGGCGACTTTATTGCGTTCGGCGGCTTCGCTGCGACAGGGCTTAATATTGAATACACCGTGGCGAGCAGAACAGATCTGGTTATTACCGTCGTGGAAACGCCAACAGATACGGAAGCGGCCGGAGCAACCGTCACGCTATCGTGCCAGACACTTCCTTTCGAGATCGAGCAAGCGGCAATCGAAATCGCGAACGCATGGTTCAAGGGGCGTAAGAGGGATAGCGCGATCAAGCAAGAGAGGATCGGCGATTGGTCGGGCACGTTCGGCGGAGTCGAGTCGGCCTACGTCGGGCAGATCCTAGGACGTTATCAGGTGATAATTTAATGTCTGATTCTGTTATCAGCGCCGACCTTCTTAACGCCTCTGGAACGGTAAAGGTTCCTAGCTGGACGTCAGACGGACAAGGCGGAGACGTCGAGTCTTACATCGACCATCCAACAAATCCGGCAATCATTCTCCGTTACTATGCTGCCAGGGCTAAAGATCTAATCGTGGCCGCTAGAGACGATGAGCATATCCAGTACATAGCTTACGTGCTGCCGTCAGTCTCTCTGGAGCGCGACGACAGGGTTTTGGTAGATGGCCTTAGTCTCGATGTCGTCGCAGCTCTCGCGCCCTCCAGAGCGCATCACACGAAGCTACAGCTATCTGAGCGCAAGACCTAATGGCCTCTCGACCAAAGATAATCTGGAACGGCGGGCGAGTGCTGGGCAAGACTAGAAAGCAGATCGAGACCAACATGGGTATGGTCGTTCAGATGCTTCGAGGCGATGTCATTATCTCGATTAACGTCAGTCAGCCAACTACAGGCGCCGGTAAGGCAAGGCGTGGCTCAGACCCATCTAAGCCAGGCGAGCCTCCCAAGCGAGTAGAGGGCGACCTTGTGCGAAGCATAGTAGCCGATGTAAGATCAACGCCAAGCAGGATCACGGGAGCATACGGGTCCACCCAGGGAGCTAAAGCAAAAGCTCTAGAGTTCGGAACAAGATTCATGGCGGCTCGACCATTTTTACGTCCCCCGCTATTAAGGCGAAGAAACGATATTAAGAGGATCTTGGCAAAGTGAGTGCGTTAAGCGCAGCTTTTTACACAGCCTTATCAAACGATGTCACGCTGACGAACGGCCTGTCTACATGGGATGGCCGTCCAGCAATATTTACTTATGAGCCTGTACCTAAAGATGTTGAATTGCCGTATGTGATAACAGCGGGTGAGATAGCCGACGAACCGAATGACTCGAAGAATTCTACAGGGCGACGAATTATCCGCGATATTCGCGTCTACTCTTCACTGTCAGGTTCAACTGCTGCCATCGAGTCTCTGGCCGAAAGGATCAGGACACTGTTCCACAGGAGTAGCATTTCAATCACAGGGTTTAAAACCGTTTACGTTAATGTATCTGGACCACGCATAGCCGACGAACAAGACGTCTATGGCCGGATATTATCAGTGGAATTGTTGTTAAGTGATACACAGTAAGCTCATGGGAGATTCATCATGGCCGAGAAAGGCTCAGCGTTTCTATTAAGAAAGGCGCCTGCTGGCGCGACAGTAACATTTACGAACGGAACCAATACCTGTAATTACACGGCTCACGGAATGGCAAACGGTGACGCGATCATCTTTACCAATTCTGGCGGAGCCGTTCCGGCCGAGCTAACCCCTAGCAAGATTTACTATGCGGGCGACGTTTCGACCAACGCATTTACTATCCACCTGACCAAGGCTACCGGAATTTCCGGAGCCAGCGATGTCGCGATTACCGACAACGGATCTGGCACGACTACCGGCAAGATTATGACAACGGTCGCCGGCATGAGATCCACGGCTTTTACTGTCACGGCGTCCGAGGTAGACATCACGACAAAGGATTCCGATTCCTTGTGGCGCGAACTTCAAGCCGCGAATGGCGAGGTTACAATCAGCGTTTCCGCTTCTGGAATATTCCAAGACGACGTAGGGCTGGCCGCAATGCGGGTCGATTCTATATCTCGATCTCTCGAAACTTATGGCTTGCAGTTTGAATCAGGCGATGAGTATTGGGGATTGTTTCAATGCACTAGCTGCGAGCATGCTGGTGAAAACAATGACGCTTTGACTTACTCGATATCTATTGAGTCGGCTGGTGTCATTACTGCCATCAACAACGTATAGGAGGTCACATCGTGGCTGAGAAAGGATTATCGTTTTTACTGAAGCTCGCTGGAACTGCTATCGGCGGAATGAGAACAACTTCCATGACCATCAATGGCGGAGAAGTTGATATTACCAATAAGGACTCCACGAGTCAGTGGCGAGAGCTGTTGCCTGCCGCCGGAGAAGTCAGCATGACGATCTCTGCGTCTGGAGTCTTTATTGACAACAACAACGTCATCACTGTTCGCGGTTATGTGATCGCAAGAACGCTGAATGAATTTGTTCTTGAGTTCGAGTCTGGCGACACCTATACAGGGGATTTTCAGGTGACGAATTGTGAGCATGCCGGTGAATATAACGGCGAGGTTACATACTCGATTACTCTGGAGAGTTCAGGGGCTATTGCTTTCGCGTCCGCTTAATGGCGGTTAAGTAGGATTTGACTTTTAGGCAGCCGATAACGGATTAGCACAGATTGCGCTCCGTTATCGGCAATCAAAAAACAAAAGGACACGACAATGGTAAACAAAAGGCGAGGCGAAACCGAGTTCACTACAGGCGGTGAGACCTACGTTATGTGCATGACGCTTGGCGCGATGGCTGAAATAGAGGACGTCTTTGAGCTGGATTCTATTAGCGACCTGGGCGATGCGTTCGTAGACGGAAAGATTAAGACTAAAAAGCTGATCGGGTTACTCGGCGCTTTAATTCGAGGCGGCGGAACAGACATTACAAATGAAGAGATCGGTAATTTCGATCTTGATGCGGTCGAGGCTTTTGGCTCGGCGATGGAAGCGATCAACATTCAAGGCGGTGAGTCGAACAGCCCAAAACCCAAACCGAGGGCAAAGAGGAAGCCGAGGAAGTAGAGGCTTTTAGCTGGAGCTCGATGATGGAGCTTGGACTCGGCAAGCTACTATGGAGCCCATCGGTATTTTGGAGCTCCACCATTATCGAGATAGGAGCGGCGGCAGAGGGTCTGGCTAAGTTTCACGGCAGTAAAGATGAGGACGGCGATTCAACAGAGCAGCAACCGTTGAGTACAGATGAGTTCGTTGCATTAAAGGAGAAGCTAGGTGGCTGATAATATCGGGGAGGTAGAAGTTGAGATATTTGTGGATGTCGCCAGATTTGCGCGCCAACTCGACAAGGCAGCCAAAGCTACCGAGAGGATGGCCGCGCGAATTGCCAAGACTCTTGACAGAGTCGGTAAGAAATTTGTCGATATTGGCAAGAAGATCAGCGCGGGGATCGGACTACCAGTTGCCGCAGCCGGAATTCTGGTCGCAAAATCCGCCGCAACATTCGAGCAATCATTTACAAAGATCGAGGCGCTTGTAGGCGTCAGCCGGAAGCAGGCTCAAGGCTGGCGGGATGACATCCTTGCGCTAGGACCAGCGACAGGCCGAGGACCCAAGGAGCTAGCTGAGGGCATGTTCTTTGTTACGTCCTCTGGCTTTCGAGGGGCCGAGGCGTTGGAGGTTTTAACCGCTTCTGCCAAGGCCTCTAGTATTGGGCTAGGACTTACCGCTGACGTTGCCAAGGCGGTCGGCGCAACCGTGAACACATACGGTAAAGAAAACTTGAATGCTGCTGACGCGACAGGGATTTTAATCGGTGCTGTTCGAGAAGGGCAGTTTGAAGCGTCCAAGTTCGCCGGTTCTATTGGTCGGGTAATTGCTGTGGCCGCATCGCTGGGCGTTGACTTCGATGAGGTGTCGGCAGCGGTTGCGGGTTTGACTAAGGGCGGCTTAGAAGTCAATCAAGCCATCACGCAGACCGAATCCGTTTTAGCTTCTTTTCTAACAGTGACCCCTACTGTTCGCAAAGAGCTTGCAGGGATGGGCATAGATGCAGACTCGCTAAAAGATTCCTTGTCTACAAAGGGCCTGCTAGGCACGATCCAGGATATTAAAAAAGCCGCCGACGCAAAAGGAATTGGTTTAGAAAAGATATTCCCGGAGCGAGAGGCGCTAAAAGCGGTGCTGTCAATAACAGGCAAGAATGCCGAAGAGATCGAGGGGATCTTTAAGCGCTTAGCTAAAGATGGCGTCGGATCTCTCAATCAGGCGTTTAAAATTACAGCCGAAGATTCCGCTTTTAGATTCAACCAGTCTCTGGCCGCTATGGAGGCGGCCGGCATTAGATTAGGCGCGACGGTTTTACCTCCGCTGATCAGCCTTATTGAAGCGCTGGCAGGCTGGGTCGAGACCGCTGCCGAAGCGTTCGGGAATTTAGATACAAAAACCAAAGCGATCATTATCGGCTTCGCTGGAGCGCTGGTTGTGCTTGGTCCCTTACTCGCGACTATCGGTTTTATGACTATCGGGATTGGCGGGCTAACTGTGGCTTTTGCTTGGATGGCTACAAAGATTGTCGCCGGAGCTGCATTAATTAGGCTCGCGTTTTTGACTATGACGTCTGGCCCGGTCTTATTAGGCGCAGCGATAGCAGGACTGGTAGGCGGGTTTATCGTATTCAAGACCACTATCGTGGAGCTTGCCAAAGGCATCGTAACTGCCATGAAGGTTCAGTTAATTAACAACTTTAACGATAATATCGTAATTCCATTCAAGACAATGCTGGCGGGTATGCTCGACGCGATTCCGGATGGGCTGAAGAAAGCGATTAGAGAAGCAACGGGATTTGATCTTTTAGGCGCTATCACCATTCCAGAAAAAAGCGGAGGCAGCAAAGAGGCTGACGGGATTCTTTTTGATGCGTTTCGCAAAGCCGGCGAGAACGCAAAGAAGGATATGGCCAACTTCTCTCTGGTGATGGGTCAAATGTGGACCGACGCAAAGGCCATGATCGGATTCGGCGAAGGCGGCGCAGGGACCAAACTGCTCGATGATGCCGAGGCTGCTTTTAACAAATTGCAGCAGCTCGTCTCGGGAGGCTCGGGAGGCGGCGGAGAGCCGCCTGTCCCTGATGAGCTATCGGAAGGCTGGGAGGAAGCCGGGGCGGCTATCAGGGATAATTTTGGAGCAAGTCTAGAGGATGCCATCCTAAAAATGAAGTCTTTCGGCGATGTTGGCCGAGCGGTTTTGCAGGACATATTGCGCCACATGCTTCGCTTAATTGTAATCGCTCCTATACTAGAAGGGCTGACGGGCGGAGCATCCACGGTATTCGATGCCCTCACTGGCGGCAAGGCGGGCGGCGGGCGAATTAACGGACCCACTCTAGTCGGCGAGCGCGGCCCGGAGATCGTTAATCCAGACGGGCCTGCTACCGTAATGAATGCTATGAATTCTAAAAAGGCTATGGGCGGTGGCGGCGTTAATGTAATTCAGAACATTACATTCGCTGTCGATGTAAAGAATAGTGTTCGGGCTGAGATCGTAAACGCGGCGCCACTTATTGCGGATATGGCGTCCGGCCAAGTGTTCGATCAGATGCAAAGACAGGGACGAAGATAATGGCTATTAGCTATCCTAGAACGTTGCCATCTACACCAGGCATAAAGAGCAATCGATTTGGCTTGGTGTTTAATATAGATACGATGACGTCTCCCATTAGCAAGCAAGCTAACCACGACATTAAGGCGGGCCATCGCTGGGAAGGGATGTATACATTTCCACCGATGAGTTCGAGTCAGGCCAGAGTCTGGAAGGCCTGGTTCGCCACGATGTATGGCCCTGCAAAAACTTTTTACGCTTTCGATCCTGACGTCAGATCGCCCAACGGGACTGCAAGCACTGGAAGCGACACACCTTTAGTTAAAGGCGCAAGTCAGACAGGAAACTCTATTACCACTGACGGGTGGCGAACTAGCAGCTCGGGGCTGTTGCTTCCAGGCGATCCCGCCCAAATAGGCGGAGAGCTAAAAATTATAACTGAGCAGGTTGATTCTGACGGGTCTGGCAATGCAACCGTAAACTTTATGCCGGAGCTACATGTTAGCCCGGGCGATGACACTGCCATCGTTTTCGATAACCCTGTCGGGACATTTACTATAGAAGGTTTAAGCGTTGATTGGGAAAGCGATCAGTTTGGAGTCCATGACTTTGCTTTCGCTTTTGTGGAGAAATTTTAATGACGGATCGCGCCATAGCTTCGGCCGCAATAACGGAATCAGACGCTCTGGAATATTCATCTTTTGGATTTGTCGCGCTGAACTTTGACGATGATCCTGTTTATGTCTGGACAGGCACTCGGCCATTTACCGCCACTCTTCCAACTGAGTCCTCGCACAGCTATTTGGGCATAGGGGCGCTAGGATCTATCGACGGAATATTGGAAACCTCTGACGGCTCCAGCAACGGCGTGAAGCTACAGATGAGTGGAATTGCTAACGGCTTACTATCGAATGCTCTAGGAGAAAATTACCAAGGAAGATCAGCCAAGGTGTGGCTGGTCTTCCTCGACAGCGACGGCGCGATAGTTCCAGATCCTATAATGCTATTTAGCGGCCAGATGGATGTAATGAATTTGGTTGACGGCGACAGTCAGGGTGCTATAGAGATCTTGTGTGAAAGCCGCGATCAGTTGTTAAAACGAACCTCTGAAAGTCTTCTGACTGACGAGGAGCAGCAGCGAGTCTATCCTGGTGACCTCGGACTTGAGTTTGTGATGGAGCTTCAGAATAAAGTTTTGGCATGGGGCGACAAGACCACTGGAGGAGGCGGGGGCAGAGCCGGGGGCAGAGGCGAAATAGGCAATGGGGGCAGAGAGGATGATCTCAGGGAGGAATTTACTAGATGATTACACGCAAATCCGACTGGCCGGAACTGCTGGCAAAAGGAGTCGCCGAGGCTAGCCATCGCTCCTTTGAATTCGGCGCTCACGATTGTTGCATGTTTACCAGTAGTCTTGTTCTGGCTTTTAGCGGAACAGATCTGGCGGCTAAGCTGCGAGGCTATAAGTCAAGAGCCGGCGCCATCAAGACATTAAAAGAAAAGGGCAGCGGTACCTTGCTAAGAACGATGGGAAAAGTAATGGCTGATCACGGCTGCCAGAGAGCGACTCACGTAGGCTTACTGAAGCGGGGCGACGTGTGCATGGCGAAGGTCTCTATGCCAGAGTCGGTTGACGAGTCCGGCGTCGAGGAATGGGCGGTCGGTGTCTGTCTTGGAGAGACTGCGGTATTTGCTTCGGACGGAGTGATTCAAATACCCATGAAGGAAGTTAGGCGAGGCTGGCACTGTGGCTAAGCTTATAAAAGCAGTTATCGTTATAACGGCGGTTGTCTTAATTGCGATTACCGCCGGACCCGAATTTGCCTTAACGTTTATCGGTAAGCTGTTTGTTGCTGCCGGTGTCGCGATAGTCAGCGATGCTCTAGCGCCAAGCGCAAATACTGCCGCTATAAGGCAGGGAGGGTTAAAGCAAGAGCTAAAATCATCCGTCGCTTCCAGAACTATAGTTTATGGAAGCGCTCGATTGGGCGGGACGATTATTGCGGCGTTCACTTCCGGCACAGACAACAAGTACTTGCATCTAATTAAGCACGCCGCCTCTCACGAGATCGAGAGCTTTGATCAATTTTTTATTAACGATACCGCCGTAACAGTCGTTGACGACATGGTTATTTCTGGAAAGTATGCAGGGAAGGTCCGGATACTGACTGGCCTAGGAACTGCCGACCAGACTGCCGACGCGACTCTGGTATCCGAGATCACTCAATGGACAACGGATCACAGGTTAAGAGGCTTGGCCTGGTTCGCGGTTAGGTTCGAGTTTGATACTGAAGTCTATACTCAGGGCCGGCCGGTTGTTACCGCAAAGATAAGCGGCGCAAAAGTGATCGATACTAGAACGTCGGCTACCGAATTTAGCAATAATCAGGCGTTGGTCCTTAATGATTATCTAACTAGAGGCGCGGGATCTGCATGGGACTTAGGGTGCAGGGTTCCTGTGGCCGAGCTGAACACCACTAACATTAATGCCCAGGCGAATATTTGTGATGAGAACGTCGCCTTAAAGGGTGGCGGGTTCCAGAAGCGGTATACATGCGACGGCAGAGTTCTAGCTACCGCTTCTCGGGACGTAAACATTAAAGGAATTCTGTCTGCTGCGGCTGGACAGTTGATTTACCAGAGTGGCGTATTTAATCAGTATGCTGCGGCAGCGCCTACAGTTTCTATTCAGCTAGACGATGATGATTTGAGAGGGCCTTTCAGTCTTGCGACTCGGCGACCGATTGGCGAAAGAACAAATCGTGTTATAGGCGTTTTTCTAGATGCCACATCCGACTTGCATGAAGAAAATAATTATCCGCCGGCCGTGGATTCGGCCGCTGTCACGGAAGACGGCGAGGTGTTCGAGAAGCGCCTGGATCTGCCTTATACGCAAGACCCGATAAGAGCGCAGCGGATCGCTCAGATCCAGCTTAGAAGAGCGCGGGCGCAAATGTCAGCTACCTACCCCTGTAAGATGAAGGGCATACAATTGCAGGCATGGTCTACCGTTGGTATTACTAGCGGGAAGTACGGGTTTGTCGCTGAGGAATTCCAGATCTTTAAATGGAACTTCAGCAAGTCGGGTGGCGTTGACTTGGAGCTTCGCGAGCACAACGCCGCCATTTATGCCTGGGACGAATCGACAGACGAAGGGACACCCTTGGTGGGCGCAGATCCAACAATCGCAGACGGCACTATAAAAATAGCGCTTACTGGCCTTTCAGTTGCAGCCGTCAACTTAACCGAAAACGGAACCAAGATCCCCGTTTTGGTCGCGGCATGGACCGCTCCGTCAGCGCTAGTTAGGAGTACGGATGTTCAGTGGAAGAGAAATGCCGATAGCGATTGGGAGGTTGGTCCGGCGGTGTTAGATCCTTCTAATCCTAGGGCGGTCATTACAGGGTTGCTCCCTGCGGAAAGCATAGACATAAGAGTCCGACACGTCACCTTTTTTGGGATTCTCGGGGATTGGGTATCGGCTCTAGATAACACCGTGGGCGCTGAGTTCACTGCCAAAAACACCGTCAGCGTCAATACCAGATCAGCTTCTGATATTAGTGAAACAATTGATATCACAACCGAGGATGGAAACCAACTAACAACTGAAACAGGGACTCCATTTAGTCTACAAACCGTTACTGACGTGAGCCTTGAACTTTTTAATGTTGACGTCAGCGTTAGTACAATCGCAATTGACCTCGCTGCCTTAGCTATTTCCAATGCCGCTTTACAGCAAGCAATCATTGATTTAACTTCTGGCGTTAGTGATATCTATCTGCAAGCAACCAAACCTGTCGCGGGTGTGGATGGCATTCCAGACCCGATCCCCCCGTTCAGTCGCTGGTATGACACGAATGATAATAACTCGCCTTACTATTTTGACACAGATCTAGACGACTTCATTTCGTTTGAAGACGGAAGGATAGCTATTAACGCGAACGACATCCTCAATTTAACAGGAAGGCTTGATGATGGGACAACGGGTTTAATTGCTTCGTTTGATGCTATCCAGATTCTGGATGGAAATATCATCACCCTAGATGGTCTCATTACCACCAATGCAACAAACCATACCAGTCTATCCGTAGGCTTGTTTAAAGTTGAGGAAGAAGACGGTTCAATTGTTGAGATGGAAAGTGGTTCTGAATTAGACCTTGAGCCTCTTTCTGGGGTGGCTGTTGGAGCAGCTCAAGCAGCTCAAACACTTGACGCCAGAGTAACATCAAGCGAGGATGACATAACATCTCAAGCGTCTTTATTAACCTCGCTTGATGTTGAAGTAAACGGGAAGGCTTCGTCTGCTGCTTTTGATTTGGTTCAGACTACAGTTAATGATTCTTCAACTGGTGTCACTGCGACATCAGAAGCTCTTGGATTGCTTAGCTCAACGGTTAATGATGAAGTTACAGGTTTATCAGCTAAGGCTTCGTCTGCTGCTTTTGATTTGGTTCAGACTACAGTTAATGATTCTTCAACTGGTGTCACTGCGACATCAGAAGCTCTTGGATTGCTTAGCTCAACGGTTAATGATGAAGTTACAGGTTTATCAGCTACAGCACTTGTTGCTAACAATGCCTTTACCAATGCTGGTATTGCAGATGGTAAAGCTGTAGCGGCTGCTGGTACTGCCAACTCAGTTAGTACCACAGTGGATGGTCATACTACAACGATTGGAGAACATACAACTTCTATTAATGGTATTGAGGGAGAGAAGACTTTATTCATTGATGCTGATGGAAATATTGCTGGCTACAAGGTTATTAATGGAGTGGGTACTCCTAGTGAGTTTATTATCTTAGCTAATAAATTCCAGATTGTTGACCCTGATGCTCCGGATGGGGGAGGTGTAGCTTCACCATTTACTGTGACTGGTGGCATTGTCACGATGCAGAATGTAAACATTACTGGGAGTCTATTAGTATCGGGGTCAGTTACTAATACTAAGCTTGGTCCTGAGGCGGTTACAACTCCTAAGATTGCTGACAATGCGGTTAGCTCCTTTTTGGGTGTTGAAATTTCTTCGATTTCTACAGAGCTCCACTATGCGGGATGGACTGAATTAGATGATATCACAGTAACAACTACCTCTGCTCAGATTGTAAAAATCACGGTACAGGTTCAGTTCTTCTCAACTTTTACCTCAACCACTAATTGGAATGAAGTAGAAAGCCGTTTGGTAAGGGGGTCTTCCACTGTGATCGGTCCTGCTACAATTAGATCAAACCGTGTTGTATCAATTTCAGGTATTGGGCCGGAAAACCAAAATTCCCCCCGTGAAACCTATATTTTTTATGATGAATCCCCAGCGTCTGGGGATAACACCTATAACTTCCAGTGCAAACTGCTGCTTGACGAGTCTGGAGGTTCATCAGCAAGAGTTTTTGGATTCCAATACTTTTCAATTTCAGTCGAGGTTCAGAAACGATGAGGTTAAAACGCCGAAAGTGGGGTTTAAGAAATAAGACTACCAACGATGTGGTGAAGGTGATGAACGGAGACAGCGTTCATGTAGCAATGCAAAAGCTCCGCCCTGGACACAGCTGGATATTATTGCCAGATGGCTTTGACCAGACTCAACACCAAATCAATGGGCAGGGGCAAATAATGACTAACTATGAAAATGGAAACCCAAAGGAGTATGCCCTATGAGTAAAATGTCGGACCTGTCAGACGGCGGAAAAATTGTCGACACTGACAAAATTATGGTATTACGATCAGGGGGGAACCTCTTAGTTGACCTTGATGGATATGTCCTAGGAGGTACAACGCCTGCCGCCGGATCATTTACAACGCTTGCGGCGAGTGGAGCGGTAGCTTTTGCGAGCACCCTAGCTGCTGGCGATACTGACATTACAGGCACCCTTGATGTTAGTGGCGATATAACCGGCACTGGAGATATAGCGTTAACTAAAAGCACGGCGGTAACTGCGGAATTTGAGCGAACAGGCGGAAACGCGGCAAAGGTGACACTACACACAGGCGGAAACGCGGCGACCATTTCTTTGGAGTCTTTAGGGGGCGCCGTAAATTCATGGTCAGGCGTTAATGGCAACTTGTACCACGTTGCTAATGGTGTAGAGACTTTGCGATGGGACAACTCAGATGATCAATGGGAGTTTGCGAAACCTGTAAATATGGCCAGCACCCTTGATGTTAGTGGCACCCTTGATGTTAGTGGCCAGGCATCACTTAGTAAGCCCTCAGATTTTTGGTCGTCTAACTCCTATTATGATGTTGGAGGCGTTGGCGGTCTGACATCACAAGGATCATTCGCAGTTAATCTAACATCAAATGGCTATCGTGGTGCTGGTAGTTTGTGGGTGTCTCATGGGGCTAACAGCTTAACTGGGGCGGCAGCGGTTTCACTATACCCAACAGGGGAAGTGCATATTGGCGCTGAATCTTCCAAAGCAACAGGCGCGACCCCCACAGTTACTGCTCGACTTAAAGTTGATAACGATGGTGCTGAGGTTATAGGAACACTTGATGTTAGTGGTGACATAACCGCAACATCAGGAAATGTAGTCATAGGCACATCAGGCAAGGGTATTGATTTCTCTGCTGCTGGTGGAGGGGTTCTCGCTACATACTCTGCCGCCACCACTTTCACGGCGGAAATTGCAGACGCTTCGAGTGGAGGGAATACCGGAACAGCAACAGCCTCATCTTGGTATACCCGAGTAGGAGATATGGTTTTCCTTGAAATTGCTCTGGTCAATATAGTCACGACCGGAATGACCGCAGGCAATAACTTCTATATCAGAAACCTACCATTTGACTCTGATTTTAAGGGGGGCACAGGGAACTTTGCAACGTTGAACGTCCGAATGAATCAAGTCAACTTTTCATCCACTCCGGTTAATGTCGCCGCTACTATTGCTGAGAACGTTTCGTTTATGACATTAACCGAACTGATAGACGCAGGGAATTCCCAGACTGTCGCGGTAGGCGATTTAACCACAGGGGTATCTGATATTTACATCACAGGAACTTACATAACGGACGCAGCGTAATGATTAAACTTAGAGAGGATAATTCAATAAATTCTAGTGATGGCGCTGTTCTAAACGATAAAGCTCCCGACTCAACCTGTGCTACATCGCTTAAACTTCATAAGGCGTTTCCGTATATAAAAGAGTATGCGCGGCCAGACTGCGAAGAAATCTGTAGTTTCAATCAAAAAACCTTGATAGTTACTATTGAGTGCATCCCTGTAATTGGCGGCGTCCGAGGCAAACGGCACAACTTAACGTTTCAACCGCTACAGGACTACTCAACCGAATCAGACAGGGTTAAAACCTTCTGCGGCATAGTCTTTGATGCTGAAGTAAAAGCGGCGTATATCGCAAGCCTACCGACTGTTGATGAGCCTGTAATGTCAAAGCGTCAGGTCACGGTTGATTTGCCGGTGATGATTAATAACCCTGATTATGATGCCGAAGTTGAAGGCAGTCAGCAGCAAATTCAAAAGACTGAAGTTGTGCTGGTTGACGTTGAAGAAACTACGGTACTTGATGGCGCTGTGCAGAAAGTAGTCAAAGCGCATCAGGCCAAACAAGAGCAGGGCGCAGTTGAAACCATTGGCGTAACTGACGAGTCAGGCGCGAAGGTCATGGAAGAATACGACACTGGCGAAGTTGTGACCAAGATTCAGTACAAGGGCGAACTCTATAAAAACGCTGCGGAATTGCTGGCGCTCTAGCAAGTGCTGTTGAAGATTTGTTGAAGGTATCTGCACAAAACCCCACAGAAACCGGCACTGAAGTGCGGCCCGCCAAATTCTATGCCGTTATGAATCAATGATTTAACTGGGCGTTATATCAGGGTGCTTGATTCGTAAGCAGTTGGTCGGAGGTAAGGTAGTTGATGTTGTTGTTGAGAAGGCAAGGAATGAAGTTAAGATGGTTCTGTCGACTCAAAAATTCATCCAGTACAAAGGCGACTTCTATCCTATCGGCTGGGATGGAATCATCTAAGAATAATAAGTAAGAAAGTTTAACCAACCAAGGAGAAACGAGATGCCAGAAGCCACAAAAGCAGAAGTTGTAAAAGTTCCCCAATGGATCTTAGGAGCGGCGCTAACTTTATTTGTTGCCTTGGTGGGGGTATGGGTAAAGAGCACTGCTGCCGACGAGGCAACGGCAATGATCTCTACCCAGAGTGAAAAGAACCAGAAGCAGTTTGAGCAGATTGCAGACCATGGCACGAGAATTATAATTGTCGAAACCAACATGACCGCCCTTACTGATTCGGTTAATAAAATAGAGAAGGTTTCGTCTGGCAACAGGGATCTGCTAATCAGGATAGCGACAAAACTGAACGTCGAAACGGACGGGTCTTCTCAATGAAAATAGTAGACATTTTAAAATCGGTCGGCACTGGATTGATCACCTCGCATCCTCTGGGCAAGCTCGCGCTAAAAGCAATCTCTGCTGTAACCGGCGGCGAAGCTCCGGCAGATCTAACGGGAGACGTTGCGATCTCCCAGATCGAGAAGCTCCCGCCAGAACAGCGCGAGCGATTAATGGCGGCCGAGATCGAGGCCGACGTCGAGCATGACAAACAGCACACGAAGCGGTTCGAGGCTATGACAAACACGGCGTCTTGGAGCTGGCTGCGCCCGTTCATTGTCCTTCAGTTCTCGTTCGTTGTTTCCGGAACGTCGGTCTACTTTATGTACTTGCTTCACATGACTATTGAATCTGCGATGGAGGAAAACGCTGCTCTATCTGTTGGTGCTTCGATAGCATTGGCGGTTACGGCTGTTGCTGGACTATGGCCTGTGATCCTTGGAGTCCAGGCGCTGCCGGCAGCGATCATCAGGTCGTGGTTCGGGTTCAGGGAACAGGCAAAAAATAGAGCAGCTGCAGCAATATCCGGGCAGTCGATCCCGCCGCTGGAAGGATTCCTTTCTGGCGTCAAGAAATTATTCAGGAGTTAATCATGGAACACCATCAGCTAGGCACTTCGTCTAAGGCTCATTTGTCAGAAGTTAAGCCAGGCTTACAAGATGTCGTTACGTTGGCGCTGCGGAAATGCAGGATCGACTTCTCAGTGGTAGACGGGAGGCGAACCTGGTTCGAGCAGTCGTCTTACGTGGCCGCCGGAACGAGCTGGACAATGAGAAGCAATCATCTGCCTGATATAGATGGGCTGGCCGGGGCGGTCGATATCTACCCGTGGGTAGACGGCAAGACGAGCCACGACGGCTACCACTACGCGCTGATCGCCAGAGCAATGTTCGAGGCAGCGATTGAGCTTGGCGTTCAGATCCGCTGGGGCGGCTTCTGGAGGCGTAAGTACAGGAAAGAGATCTTCGAGGGCTTGGATCGTCCGCATTGGGAGCTGGTAGGCCATGAGCCAGTAATGGAGGAGGCTGCTTAGGCGGGTAATGCCTAAGAGCTTCTGTGAGCCTCTGTGAGAGGTTTAAATTTTAGGAATAGCGATATAAGGGTAGGTGGCAGTATCCGGCTCCTGTAGAAGCTCCTAAAGAGCCGGATGCTGTTTTCGCGGATTAGCTCGACCAGTAGTCGCCGTCTGCCCCTTCCTGATCTTCGATAGCTGAATTCCATGCCGCCTCGGGTGACAAGTAAATAACCTGATCCGCTTCCGGTACGTCGGGATTCTGGATCTCTGCCTGCTTCTTACAGTTCTCGTTCTCGCGCTGGTGCTTGCTAAGACCTTTTGGCTTAACTCTCTTGCCGCAGATCGTACATTCAATTCTTTTACTCGGGGGATTAGGAGCTGTCTTACACTGATCACATTTTCGCGGAAAGCCTGGGATGCCGAAATCAACAATCACAGCACAAGACGAGCAGACGTACCCCTCTACAATTTCTTCAGCAATACTACTCATGGGTAATGTCTCCGTTTATTAGCGCGTCGTAAAGCGCTGGATGAACTATTATTTTCTTGCCGAAATAAGGCGTATTAATAACCCAGACCGACGGCAACGTGTAAACCTTCTGCCGGAGGTTGTTCCACGGCATGAAGAATTTTCGCTCGCGCCAGTCCTTAATAAATTCAACTCCGACTTGTTGTTTGACCGCTAGGGTTGATTTGTAGACAGCCATGCCACTGATCATCCCGGACGAAAGGTCGTTATAAGAATGAATCTTGCCCTGGTGTTTTATAGCCATTTGAATTTATCCACTATCTGATTAAGTACTTGCTCCGCCGTTGTCAAGACTCCCATAAGGAAATTGTACTCGACATAAACTCTGATATAAGTTCGAGAGTCAGACCTCTCTGGCCTGGATATGCTGTAATCAAACCAGTGATCATCTACCGACACGTAGATAGGTAGCGTAAAGTGCTCGCTAAGCGACGCTCTGCCCTGCCACTCCTCGATATTTGCGATAATCATTTGCCGCATCTGATCTTGCATTTTCTTGGTAATTTCCATTGGTCGCCTCTAGTATTGCTGGTTGTGTTCGTCGCTTTCCAATATCAAAATAACTTCTTCTTGGCTGTCTATTTCTGCCTGTATCTATTTTATCCGGCCAAGAACGTAGCGGGCTAGCTCTTCTGACTTAACGATCTTTAACTGACGGTAGTGGCCGTGGTGGCAATGTTGTAGCTCGGAGGCGTAGTTCCTTATTTTTATTGCGGCCGTCAGTCTTGATTGTTTATCTTCCTCTGTCGCTTTACGCTTTTCCGCAGGATCGTTGTCTAGAATTCCTTTAGCCATTACGCCTAGAAAAAAGCATCCGATAAAAAGTAAAGAGTTCGCTAGCTCGATCATGGGTTTCCTCGCTTATTATTAGATTGACTTTCTATGTAAAGCTTTCTTTGCTTGAGGTCTTTCTGGATCGCTCCTATCTGTCTTTGAGTGAGCGAGCCGTATTTTAGAAGAGCGCCTTGAAGCGAGATCGCGAATCGATGTCCACTCAATACGCCTCGCGCCAGCCATTCCTTGATGAGCGGATTGTCGGCGAGGAACTGTCGTCCGGTGTCTGTCGTCTTTTCCTTGAGCTTCTTGGCCCTGATGACTCTCTGCTGGCGGCGATGCTCGAGAACGTCGGGATGAGTCTTAGTCTTGAAGTAGCCAAGCCCTTTGCATGAAAAGCATTTACCAACGACGTATCCGGCGGAGGATCTAAACAGGCCGCTGCCGTTGCATTTTTTGCACTTGGACTCGAACATTGCCTCTGATGCTTCCGTGATCTTTGATGACGACTGGCCTAAGAATATGGCGGTGGCTTCTGCTCGCTCTGCTCTGGACAGCTTGAGATCGTCCAGCTCCTCCGGGTCGGCAAAGTCGAGTGGGGTCTTGCTAACAAATCTCCGCTCGTCGTCCTTGCATCCGTCTGGATTAAGTGCGTCTGGTCGCTCGCTGCGTTTCATGTTGCTCTCCTTGCTTTCAGTTCGGCTGCTGCGTAGAAATGCTCGTCCCAATACTGGCCGGCTTTTTGAGCGTCGCCAATCGACTCCATCGCCAGCGCGGCTTCGTGCGAATCCTTGAGGATGTACTGGAGCGACGCGACCGGCTTTGATTTCATGCCTTGCTGCTTGTCGCCGTGCCACTGGTGGTCGATTGGGTTTTTCATTTCGCTCTGCCTCGTTCTGCGGGTATGAAGCTATCTTACTCGTCTTATCGGTAATATCAATACTTTATTTTGAAGGGGACATCTTATGCTTGCGCTTCTCGATTATAGCGATGGTCCGCTTTACCGCCTCGATATCTGCAACGAGAAGAGTCTTCTCCATTCCTTTGCATTCAGGGCGGTAGGATTCGTTTCTCATATCTCGCATCAGGTCTTCGGCCAGGGCGTTTAGCTTTCTGACTTCTTCGTAGCTGGTTGCCATAATATATCTGCCTGCTTTCTTCGATGTGGTTGTATACTAATAAGCTTATCGATAATAAGCAAGGCTTTTTATTTATCCTGGCTGTCGAAGGCGTCCCGTGATTTTGCGGGGTCAGCCGCGCGGTTCTCTCCGCTCGTCTCTAAGCCGATAGTTTTCGGTTGGCGTCGTCCATTGCAAGTTATCGACACAATTATGTTTGCGGTTTGCGTCTTGGTGATGGACGTGGGTCTGAGTGTACGGTTTTGGATTGGGGATAAAAGCAAGAGCGACCAGCCTGTGAACATATTGCTTTACACCCCTGCCCATCTGAACCATCACATAGCCCTCGCGTTTAATAAACGGGCTAAGGCATCGCCAGACTCCGGCCCTGGAAAGAGACCTGACAGATCCTTGATCGCTAACCTGATAGCCGGAAAACCCTGGGATGTCTAGCCACTCCTCAGACGGACAGCCTGTTTCGTTGTACTCGTAAAGCGTTGTCTGGGATTTACAGGAACTGCAAAGCGGCTGGCGATTAGGCGCGAGGTTGTCGCAAATAGAGATGTCGCATGACTTCAAAACTCAAGCTCTCTGGTTAATGACTTTGCCACAATCCTATTCATCTTCCGGCCATGAGTTGGATAGATTATCATCGGCACCGACTTGCCCCAACAGTCTCGACACTTCCCGCACTCGTGATCGCGAGTACATGCCTTGCAGACCTTGCGCTCGGTTACATCCAAAAGTACTAGAGGTGCGACCGACGAGCCGTGAAGCTCCGGATCGTATTGGCCGTGGATGCTGTCTGACGAATATCGAACCATGACGTTTGGGAGCTTCTGCCTCTTCTCTAGCCAGAACCGGATTCGAACCATCGGAAGTGTCGTTCGGTATCGAGGGCTTCCACCATGTTGGTAACCCAGAGATCTCGCTTCCAATCTTCCTTGTTGAATTCTCTTACATCGGTGACGTTCTTCATTTTGTAGAAGCCGGTTACTGCGTAGCATCCTTGGCATACGGGAACTAGGCTCCCGCTGCCGTCGAATGAGCCGGGACACGTTGCTTGTGCCTGGAGCGACCAAGACTTGCAATTCATCTTCTTGGTATTCGATAGTCGTACGCCCATAATTTTGCCCTTATAGGTTGCTGTGATTGGATCTAATTTGAATACTGGCGGATCTATCGAGTGTAGACCCTGCCTTATTCACTCTACGGATGCCTCTGAAATGCTGAGGCATAGTGCAGGGGGTTCGACGCCTAGAATCTGGCATCGCTTGTTGAACGACTCAATCGCGAGTACAGCTTGGGTGTGGTAGTCGCCATCAAATAAAGCGCCTACCGGCGCTCTTCTGACGATCTCCATGTTCTGGGTGTGGATGACCCATCCCGATTTAGTCTCGGTCAGAATCGCGCGAAGAGGGGCGTTTATCTCGTCGCCCTCCTTGATCTCGGATCTGCTGATAACGTCCATTACAAGCCGCGCTTTTTGTTCTTCTTTGCCACGTAGTTTTTGATCTCGGCTGCGTCATCTGGATGTGCGCGAACCTCGATCCGCTTTAGTCCTGTGGCGACCTGCTTCTCATTGAAGCGACGTTGCGCTTCGTTATTGGCTTTCTGTGCTGGCGTCTGCTTTGCCATTGACGTCCTCCTAGGACTTTAGTTGTTTGCTCTATTGAGCGGGGGTTGCTTGTCGTGCGTCGATGCGGGGTAACTCCACTCGCTTAAACCCGCAGCCTTCGACGCGGTAGGCTTCTTCTCCTATTAGAACGATATTCCCAACGCTGACGCTGGTAGCGTTGCGGCTTCGATAATATTCGCAGTCTGGGTTGCGGGGATTTCCGTTACCTGCTGCGAATATGTCTTCTAGGGCTTTATCGATACTATCTTGATCTAGCTTGATGTTGGCGAACTCGGCCATACAAACTCTTGAGTAGAATTTCCAAGTCTCTGGATCGAATTCAGATCCGTGACCTGCTCGCGAGTATGCTTTGATCTTAGGATACTGCTGCTCGGCTTCGGCCCAACCTAGTCGGTTGATGGTTTTGCCTTCTTCTTTGGTGAGCTGTATCTGGTGGACGGTCGCTGTGATCTTCATTCTTGTTTGCCTATTCCCGTTAGTGGAGATTCCACTCTACGCGACATTATCGATAACGTCAATCGCTTCTTTGCTATTCCCTTCTAGTGGCTTTGGCCTCGTCCATGAAATTGAACGTGAGGCCGCTGTCCCTGTCGAGAACCACTCTGGTGCTTCCGCAGAACTTACATTCAATTTTCCGCTTCGGTGGGCTGCTCATATAAGCGCCGCCAGTGTCTGGCGTCATCGCTCCGCCGCACTCGCAAAAGTGGGCCTCGACAACCGCTATGCAATTCCTGATTTCTTTAGCCATTCTATTCTCCTTATCGATTCGCATAATCGCCCTTATCGCCTTCGTTAGACATGGGCGGATCTTCCCCTATTAACTTGGCAAGCAGGATCTCTCGTTCCGCTGCCGCCTTTTTCCTAACGGCGTACTCATCGTTCGCTCGCTCTGGTCGAGCCACTGGCCCAACCCGCTGGTGATACTTGGCGAGATCTTCCTTCGATGGGTTCGTCCAGTCGATCCAATCTGGATCGCGTGGAGTAGGCGTTAAAGGTTTGCCGTCTGTGTACTCGCTGTATTTAGCCATAGGTGATTGCCACGTTTTTGATCTGGCCTTTGGCTATAGCGATTACCAGCTTCTTGGCCGCTTCGGTATCGAGCGAGCCGCTGAGTAACGCAAACTCTTGAACCAGCCTGCGATTAATTTCGGCCTTCTGTTCTTTCGTCGCGGACAGTGTCGTCGAGGTATCTGCCGGAGGCGGGGCGATGTAGTCCGCTCCGTGGCGCGAGACAGGAGCGGTCGTTCCTGATACTTCAGGTGAAGGTATTGGTGGATCTGAGCGAGGTATCGACATCGCTGTCTGAGTAATTTCTGCGGTTAGCGTGGCAGTTACTTCTTCGGTGGTCTGACGTTTAATCTCAGCCTCGCGAGCTTCTGTCGCGAGCCTTTCGTTTTCTTCTGTCAGCTCTGCGCCACGGAGATTAACGCTAACGATAGTCCAAATCCGATTGAACTCCGCAATTCCTTCGTCGGTCAGCTCTTCCAAAGAGACGTCGTCGGATGCTGGGTTCAGATCAATTAGCGTGTCGAGCAGTCCCTGGAATCCCTCGCTGGTGAGAGTTGTTGATTTGACCGCTTCCTCGTACTCAGTAATCAGAGCGATGTGATCTTTATGTGTTTGGATTCTAGCCTTCTCGACGGCGTTCATATCGTCAATAGGCTTCTGGTGAACAGTCATTAATGCATCAAACTGCGCCTCGATCTCCTTGGCCTGGGCGTCAACCTGCTTTGCATATTCCATTGCGACTCGCTTCGCCTCTTTTCTCGCCTCGCTCAGTCTAGCCTTGGCTTGGCGGAACTGGTAGATGTGAGCCTTCGCCTCTTTAAGTCCTTTGGCTTCCGTGATGTCGAATACCAAACCCTTGCTCTCGGCAGTCAGCTTTTTTAACTGCTTAATAAACGGGTTGTATTCGGCCAGCATCGGAACGCTTCCTGCCGACGCGTCTGGTATTACGGCTGGAGCATTCGGTGTCTCAGTAAATTCCGCGTCCTCAATGTTTGGGTCTTGCTCTGGAACCATCTGAAACGGTACGGGCTCTAGGCCGGCAGGGAGATAGAGCGGGTGCTCCGGCGCAAGCTTTTGAGTCAGCCTGATGGCGTGAACATCACGCCCTGCTTTCAAGAGTCGATCAAGCGTTTCGTCGATCTGGCTTTTAGCCCAGACCTTCGCGCCCCAGGCCGCAACAATCATATCGGCGCATTCAACGGCCTTGTCAAAGTTCTTCCAGTGCTGAGGGCCTAGCAGGTTGGTGCCTGCCTTCTTGGCTTTTTGAACTTCCTTGATGTCGGTCTCTCGATAAGAAAACAAGTTCACGACCTCCAGACTGGTGAAGCCCCAGGCTTTGGCAAAGCCTATGCAGCGGGTTACGGTTGGATCGTTATCGTCCGCGTCCGCCGTCGAGGGGTTGCACATGATAAACAATACTTTACAGGCGGTAGGTGTGCCCTCTCCTTCTGCTACCTCGTCGATGATTCGACCCAATCGATATCGGTGTTTTAAATCTTTGCTGATAGTTGCCGTCTTTAATTGCATTGCCTTTTTCCTTCTCTAGTTAAAGCCGTTAATAAAACTGATTGTTTCTAAAATAGTTCGTTGGTTTATTCCTTGTCCATAAGCATATCGGAGGTCAGCTCGTCGATAATTCGACACGCTTGCAGGTTGGCCCCTTCTTTGGTTTCGTGGCTGGAATCCGTCAACAGCGCGATGGTTGTTGCTTGCAGCACGACGCCTAGCCTTCCCAGCTTGATAACTTCTTTTTGAAATTCTTCTGTCGTCATTAGATAATCTCCATTATCACATTAACGTGCGGATCGGTAGGCAGTGGCTTCCCCCGGTAGATATGTGTCTCGTCGATCTGGCAATCATCATCCATCCATCCAGCCGCCTCCAGCATGTCCGATAATGCTTTCTCTCGGTTGTTGATGTCGTCTTGGCGATAACCAACGAAGTGATATAGCAGCCAAACCCTCAACCGCGCAGCTCCAAACCCCTGACCCTTGCCGCCGTCCAAGTTTTCAAAATCCTGCTGCTTGAGTCTAGCCTTAGCAATCGGGCGAGCGACTTTTTCCCATTCGTTGTGCTGGCTCGATAGAATGAGTCTGGCCGCCCGTCGATTTTTCTTCGGCATTGCAACCGGCGTCCATAGCTCGTTGACTGATGGCGGCATCGGAAAGTTGCATTCAATCCTCACGAGTCGTCCTGCTCTTGCGCTTCTATGGCTGCGACCTGTCTGCCAGAAAAATACTCGTCCCTCATGCCTACCATATAGGTCCAGTAACCAGTGGCGAAAGGGTCGAGGTCTAGAAACTCTTGAGCCGTAATCACGTGGTCTAACGGATTTGTCTGGCTCATAATTTGGGTGCCTTGGCGCAGATAAGTGAAAAGGTGTTTTCTAGCGTTAAACCCATATACCGCCGGGTCCCTTTGGCGACATGCTCTTTGGCTTCCGGCGTCGGGTTAACGTATCGGTACTGCTGCTTGAGGAACATAAAGTCCCGGTACGCGAACGCGCCCTCTTCGACTACCATAAGTTTAATGTTGGCGCTCAGTTCCTTGCGGGCAAACTCGGCATTCTTATAGTCTTCGTTCTCGCTCACCTTTAGCCAGGAATCAACATAGACCTCTGCCTCTTGTCCTATCTCAAGGTTCGGGATAAATCGGTTTCGCTTAGGCCAGCCGCCGAATGGCATTAGAACAAAGAACGGTTCTGATGCGGAGCTTACTGTCCAGGCTACGTCCTCGCTCGTCAGGACTACGCGTTCTTTAAGCCACTCGGCAACGACGACCTTGGACCCTGGGCGAGCGTGAAGTTTTCGCCCGTTGTAGATTAGAGGGCCTTCGGTCTTTACCTTGTCGAGAGAAATTTCTCGCAACGCTTCCATAGAATCCTCGGCGTTTCTGAGAGGCTCTCTGGCAGCTTGGCACATGAGCCATTGATCTATATAGCTGTCGAGTAGGTTGTCGCCTGCCGCAAACCTGCGGGGCAGTTCGTCCTGTTCTTCTTGCGACCACTCGGGTCCTTCGTAATTACTCATAAACTCTCACCCATTTTTTACTTAGATTAATCATCCCGTTTTTGTCTAACGCATTGGAAAAGGGCATGGCCTCATCGATGTATTCGATAATCATTTTCTCGGGCACGGCCGCCAGCTCCAGGGCTACCCTCGTTTCTTTCAGGACTAGACCTGGATGCGCGGCTCCGCCGATTGCCGATATAGATATTGCTGCGCGAGGACATTTTAATTCGACGCCATAGTTTAGTTGCTTGCCCAAAGATGCCGCTTGTTTTTTTGCCGTAGGTTTATCTTGGTTGCGTTCGAGTCGGTCGGCCGTCTCTCGCAGCTCCTCGATTACATCAGCTCGATTACCGTTGCTGATGTAGTTGCTGATGCCAGGACTCCAAGGTCCGACGATCAGAACGATGTGGAGACCTGGAAATAAATCTTTGAGCAGCCCTATGGCTGATTGCATTAGTTCTACCGTGAATTGTTTTGTCATTTTAATCCATCCTGGTCGTGTAGGTGGAGCCGGTCTTGCTGTCACGGAAAGCGATCAGCTCGTGATTGTAGATTAAGATCTCGACCCGGTAGTTTTTGGTAATGGCCAGCGGCGCTATATCTGGATCGCCCGGATAGCTGAGCATTCCGCTTTTCGATAATGTCGATTCGTCCGGCTCAGGGCAGGGGAATCCGTAGGCGTCAAATATCGCCAGTCTTATCGCGTCAGCGTCGGTGCTTTGTTCGAGAGTTTGTCTTGCCCAGTCTAGTAATATTCCGCATCGCTCGCGCATCGATTCGATGCTGCAATCGTGAGCGCCTAGCGGGTCGTATTGGAGCATCACTTCTAGGTGGGTCTGCTGGTTCGAGTCTGTCATTGGTCTGCCTCTAGCGGTTATCAGGGAATAGATTTAACTAATCCGAATCGTATATACTACCGATAATTTAGTCAACCATTATCGTTAAAAAGAAAGGACAAGAGCCGGAGTTGACAAAGAGGGGGACGAGGTGCGAAGATCGCCTTCGCGATCTTCGACACCCCTGTCCCTTTCGCTATCCCTTTTCATCTTATCCCCTTTTACGTCAGGTCTTAGATCGTCCCTTCTGGCATTCATCCGTTTTCTCTTATCTTCTTGCAAGGGTTAGGTTGCCCGATAATATCGCAGACTACAGGCGGGGATTTGACGCCTACGGCTATCCCCGCCTTTCGTCCGCTAGTCTAAGTGGCTGGGCTTGGGCGCTTCGGACCTGACTGGGTGAGCTAGCCATTTGCTAGAGCCGACTTTGAAAAGCAGCTCGGACCTCTGCAGCATTTTGGTAATGTCAGCCGCTTCTCCTATGCCATCGTTTCTAGCTTTGTATTCTTCAGTAATCATTGTGCGAACTGACGCGGTGTATTCGATTCGACCGTCTGGCTCGATGCCCTGCCGATCTAGGACGGATGTCGTAATTTCAATAAGCAGCTTCTTGCCTGTAATCGTCTTGCGCTTTTGTTCTGCCTCGATGGTGATTTCTGGTAGGTCCGCATGAATCGGTTTGTCGATTACCTTGACTACCGGAACGATTAGATGGACGGGCTTACCGAACCAGTTTACTTGTTCGCCGAGATCGTTTTCTTCTAACTCAAAATAGATCGGCTCCCATTCCTTACCGTCTTTAATTTTCTCCGGCATGAGGTTGCGCTCGTAAACTCTGCCGGACCCCTGATCTTTTTGGGTGTCGATCCGAATCGCGTAATCTGACGACGCTCGGAAGACGGAAGATCCTCGAGCGGTGGACTGGTCGCCTTTTCCCGTATGGTGAATGAGGCAGACGTTTTTGATCTGGTGGTCGCGCATCAGGATCGAGAGGTTGGTGATGAATCGCTGGGCGTCCATCGTCGAGTTCTCGTCGCCTTCCATGTTTGCGGCCAGGGTGTCGATAAAGATAATGTCTGGCTGGTAGTCGAGGTTGATTAGATCTTCGCGTAACAATGCGACCGACCGATAATCGTTGATGGCGACTCGCGACTTGGTGACTCGAAAAGTTTTCCTCAGATCGGCGCCTGGGACCTTGTAATGTTGTAGCCAGCTACGAATCCGATTAAGGAAGCCGACCCGCCCCTCGCCGAGAATGTAAAGCACGTTGCCCTGCTTCGCGTCAAAGTCATGCCACGGTTTTCCGGAGGCTATCGACAAACCCATATCGCAGGCAACAAATGATTTACCAGATCCGCTAGCGCCGAACAGCATGCCGATACCTGATTTGGGAATGATGCCCTCTTGACCTGTTTCATCCTCGATCCAGTTGTCTTGTGCCGTTACTGGACTTTCGTAATCGACATCATCTATAATATGAATCACAGGGGAGTGGGTAGGCTCGTCACTGAGTTTCTCCACGATACGGTTTGCCTCGTTCTTGGATATCCACTCCCCTATCTTCTCCGATAAATGCGCCCTCGTTCTTTCCACCCCTATATCGTTATAGTCTCCGCATCCTGCTGACTCGTCCAAACTAATCGGCGGTTTTATTATCGGCCACTGCTTTCCTGTTTGCGCTTGAACCGCTGCTGCTACTCCGGCTCCTGTTGGGTGCGCCATCGATTCGTCGTAAACGTCAGGACAAAGTATTGCCGTCTTGCCCTGGGCGAAAAGGATCTCGGCGATGGCGGGGACGTTGCTGGTGGACATTGCGGCGTATACAGTCGCGCCCGTTGCTTCATGGATAGTGCAGGCGGTTGCATAGCCTTCGCATATTATCGGGAACTGATTTTTCGCTCCTTCAAGAATGCAAGCTCTGCCGCCCGACTTTCCTCTGAATCGTTTCTCTACCTCTTCGTGCTCGTTGATCCATATCCGCTGGTATGATTTAAACTCGCCGTTAGCAACATCGGACATCGGAATGATCAGCTCGCGGCCGGATCGTTTCGCCAAGTAGGGCTGGATGTGTTTGGCTGTTATGTAAGGATGCGTATCGACTTCTAGGTTGCAGTTGCCAAAGAATAGCACCGCTTCTTTTTCTTGTTTGGCGGCTAGCTCGTCTTGCTCCGCATGCAGCTTATCGATACGGTCTCTAAAATCAGACCGCTCTGTTTCGCTGATGCTGTCCTGGTTCGAGAACCAGTTCGCCTGCATGCCGGTTTTCCAGTTGCCGTAGGTGGCGCAAATTTTTTCGGGGCTTATATAGGAAGCTATTAGCCAGCCGGAAAGATCTCCGCGTCTGCCGTCGAGCATCTTATGCCGGTAGTATTTGTCAAAATATGGGACGTCGATTATGTCGTGACCGTTGCCGCGCATTTCTGCAACTAGATCTGTTAGGGTTTTCTGATTCGAGCTGGTTGGACTGTTGTTGTTATTGACAACATAGACGGCCATGCACTTCTCCTAATGTAAATTGATTTGGTTTGCCTTTCGCTTTCGCGAGAAGATATAGTAGCGCAGACCTCGGCGTCTTGGAAGTCAGGAGATGGCGCGGCACGGCCTGGCTCGGGAGTACTCGCCGTACATAAATAAAATCGTGGACACTGGCGGCTATATTATATAGTATGGTAATCCATCAATAGAAACGAGGCTACCAACATGGCACTACAACTGGCAGACCCTTCGGTCGGTCGAGGCTTTATTTTTACTTTTGTCGGGGAGGGCGGGCTAGGCAAGACGGCGCTAGGCGCCAGTTTTCCATCGCCGATTTTTATCCCGACAGAAGACGGATTAATCCCGCCGAACGTGGACCGTTTTCCATTATGCAAATCATCAGACGAGGTTATCCAACGACTTCGTGAAGTCGGGGCAGATCCCGACCAAGCAAACCGCACCGTCGTACTCGATACAATTACTCAGCTCAATATTCTAATTGAGCAAGAGATTGTCGATGGCGACTCGAAAAAACCTAAAAGCATTAACACCGCTCTTGGCGGATACGGTGCTGGACAGGGAGCAGTCTCAGCGAAGCACAAATTGATTAGAGATTGGTGCGGATTGCTGTCACAAGAGAGGGGTCTGCACATTGTATTTTTGGCCCATGCTACAACCGAGACTGTGAAGCCACCAGATCAGGACGAGTATTTTCGATACTCGATCCGCATGAACCAACGGTCGGTATCTCACTACTCGGACAATACCGATCTAGTCGGTTACGTCAAGCTGCAAACTTTTACTCGCAAGACCGGCGAGGGTTTGAACGAGCGAACCCTGGCTCAGTCTGACGGTAAGAGAGTTATTGCCTGCTATCCTCATGCGTCTAGCATTGCGAAAAACAGGTTCAACATTACCACTGACGTTCCATACGAGATGGGGCTTAACCCCTTTTCTCCATTGGTCGGCCAGTAATTAACTAACGATATTGAGGAGGCAGAGATGCCAGTATATGTTCAACAAGGACTAGAGCAACAGTCGCAAAGTTTTGAAGCGTTTCCGGCGGGTGATTACAATCTAATTATCTCGGATATTGCAGACGGCCCGTTCGGCAACGGCGCAGGCCACAAGGTTGACATCACTCTTGAAGTGATAGACGGCGAGTATAAGGGGCGCAAGATCTTCGACATGATCGCTCTGGTACATGTCAATCCGGAATGGGCGCAAGGCACGCAGGCTCGGCTAGATGCTATATGCGCGGTTGCCGGATTCCCATCCCTCGATGCGTTTAGTCAACTGCTTAACACGATGGTCCGAGCTAAAATTTTTATCGAGAAAGACAAGTCGGGAGAATACGATCCCAAGAATAAAATCGATAAGATTCTCGGTCCAGCAGTAGCGGGCGCTGCTCCGGCGTCTATGGCTGCTCCGGCGCCGGCCCCTCCCACTCAGATGTCCATGCAACCGCCGTCGCCTAACACGACGGTAGCGCCTCCCGCTCAGATGACCATGCAGACACCCGTTCAAGCTGCCGCGCAATCTGTGACGCAACCTGTGACGCAACCGGCCATGCAGCCGCCTGTACAGGCGACTATGCAACCGCTTGTTCAACCGGCCATGCAACCTCCCGTGCAGCCGCCTCTTCCCGCACAGACGGTCATGCAGCCGCCTGCTCCACCTGCTCCAGTTGCTGCGCCCGTTCCGCCTGCTCCGGTGGCCCGACAAGTCGCGATGGCACCTACCGGATATGACGATGGTTCCACGTGGGACACTGCGGTCTACACCGATACTGGCGAGTTCGTCGCGGTCGGCCAGCCGGGTTATGCGGCCCCGATAAACACGGTTGCGGCTCCGGCCCCAGACGATATCTTCGACGACGACATCCCGTTCTAGTCGATTTCGATTAGGCGGGCTTTCGACGAGCGGCTGTAAGACGGCCGCTCAGAGACGGCAAGCCGACAGGCTGGATTGCATCTAACGGATTAAACGAGGCGATTATGAGTTGTGAATATTGCGAAGACAGTAACGGAATTTCTATTTATCCCTACTACGGTTTGGCGCCTCACAGCCATTCTGTTGATCCAATAAGTCCTTCCGGATTGAGCACTAGATTTTTAAGCCCTCCCGACGCGCCTGCAAACTTCTCTCCGGATAACATGAGCGGCGGGCAATTAGGCACATACACTCACTGCCTGCTATGCGGGCAACCAGAGGACAGAGACTGATGGGAACCAAAACAGATCCGGGAGAGTTTGACTGCTACGGATCGGCAAAAGACGACGAGCCTATTTTTATTTTAAGGGCTAGCGACGAGCAAGCGCCGGATAGAGTTATAGATTGGGCGAATGATTACAGAGCGAAAAAGATGGCAAACAGTAAATGGACGCTTAGGTCTCGAGCTAAGTATGACGAGGCATTGGGTTGCGCCAAAGCCATGAGACGGTGGCTTAGAAATAACCGATAATGCCGCTACGAAACTACCAGCAGACGGCCTCCGACTTTACTATTCGAGATATCGAAAACAAGATTCTTCGATGCCTTATCGTTGCGCCGACTGCCTCCGGTAAGTCGCATATTATTGCCGACATTGCAAAACGTCGAAAGGGTCTTACTCTTTGCGTGACTCACTCTCATCACTTGGTATCACAGAACGCTGATAAGATCCGAGCGGTAGGTTTGAGGCCTTCGTTCTGGTGCTCCGCGCTGGGGCCTAAAGACGATACTGGCGATGTTATTATGGCGTCGATTCAGTCGTTGTTTCGCGACGTCGATCTTATCTCGCGGGCAGACACAATTATCGTTGATGAGTGTCATCGAATTTCAACAGAATCAACTCAGTACGGCGCGCTACTAGAGCACATGCGGGACGATGTTCCCATAATCGGGTTGACGGCTACACCGTTCCGTCTCGGGTCTGGCTGTCTGATTAACGGCAGCGACAAAATTTTCGACAGGGTGAGTTACGAGATTGAGATTCCGTATCTTATCGAGAATCAATACCTTGCCCCTGTCTCGAACCGATTTCCCAAGATAGACAACAACGCATATTTAAACCGACACAAGCTGACGGTTCGTCGAGGCGAGTACACGACAGAATCGATCCGTGATGAGCTAAGCGATTCTAAGATACAGTCTCAGGCCAGCCTAATACTCTCAGCATTTAAAGCGATGGGCCGGAATAAGGTCATGGTCTTTGCATCGAGTATTGTGCATTGCCAGAAGTTGCACCAGCAGATGAACCTAATGGGAATGCCGACGACTATCGCTCATTCCAAGATGGACGCAGAGCGATGCGAGGCCAACGTCCTAGCTTTCCGACGAGGTAAATATCAAGCCATGATAAACATGGAAATGCTGACTACTGGCTTCGACGATCCGCCGCTTGATTTTATTGTCCTGGCCCGGCCTACCAAATCGGCGAGCCTGTATATTCAGATGGTTGGCCGAGGAATGCGTATAGCTCCCACCCTCTCTGTATGTTATAATGAGTATCTTGAAAAGCGAAAGGAGAAGATGTTGTGATTGTGATAGATGGAATTGAGTATAAAGAAGTGATGTCTTGGTTGCCTGACAGGCGCAAGAAAAGCACACGGGCTGTCGCGGCAGTTTCTGCTAACGGTGTGGCTATCAGACTCCCTTATACTATGTGGTCCAAAAAGAACAAATGTTATTCGTCTTACCGCCTACACATTTACAAGCAGGGAACTAACAGAGGTAAGAATCGGCTTGATCCTATCTCGTGGAAGGGGACGTACAGATACGTGGATATTCGAGGGAAGGCTTATTCGGTTCATCGGCTGGTGGCTCAGGCTTGGCTTCCGAACGACGATGGTAAACCGCAGGTCAATCATATTAACGGTGTTCGCGATGACAACCGAGCCGCCAACCTAGAGTGGGTGACTAATGACGAGAACATGTCTCACGCTATATCGAAAGGGCTTTATGTCGTATTGAAAGGAGAAGATACGGCGCACCATAAACTAACCGAAGATCAGGTTATGGAGTTCAAGCTATCGATCAAGGACGGGATCTATCGGGGTCAGTTGGCGCATTTTGCTAAAAAATTCGGGGTCGGCATTACTACCATGAGCGAGATTAAAGCAGCCCGCTCATGGTCGCATGTCACAGCATGAAAGTTTATTTTGTTCTCTCGTCGGCAGACACTAAGGAGACGGTGATCAAAGAGCTGGCCGGAATGCACGAGAACGATGACGAGCTTATTGTAATGACTCCGAATGAGGCTGCTGGATTCCCTTTTGGCGACAGCATAGTGATGAGAGGCGTTTCACCCAGCAAAACAGATCTCAAGGTGTTAGACCTGGCCGGCTTAGTTGACGAGCATGGACCGATTGATATGCCCGACATTGAGGGTCAGGAGACAATCCCGCGAGGCACTAAAGCACCAGAAGAAATTCCAGAGGCTGAGGTTGATGCCGGACTCGATGGCGACACGCCCGAGGAGGTGACGATCCGGGTCCTCAGAAAAGAGCAGGACATCAGCCTCGAAGTCCATCAAGAGATCGACATTCTCGCCGGCAAGCCCTGGGACTCGCTGGTCGATCCAGATATGGCACAGGGATCGTTTATCAGGATTGCCCGCGCAACGTTACGCCCTGCCAAGACTCGGAACAATGAGACAACCTACATCCTGCAAGTCTATGGCCGCGACGCTCGATCAGGAGGAAAGGTTTCGTGCCGGCAATACTTCAACTTTTTTGTCGGCTCTAAGTACGCGAGGAAAAAGGCGCGAGATTCCTTCCGCCATTTATTTAAGCTAGAGGAGTTGCCGCTGTTCTTCTATCAGCACGAAGGATCTCCGGTGTCTCCGTCAGGCGAGTTGTTGATGGAGGATCGAGAGTACATTAGGACCGTGGATAGGCGAGCGAATGAGTTGCTCAAGTTCAAGATGGTAAAAATTCTAAACAAGAAGTCGGGCTATCCAGAAATGGAACAGTACGAAAAGCCACCGACGACAGGAGAGATAGATGTTACAAAGGTCAGCGGAATGGAATCGCACCCGAGCCACGTCAGTAACGGCTAGCGGATGTTCGGCAGTGCTGGACCTGTCGCCCTGGATTAGCAGGAAGGATTACCTCGAGCAAAAAGCTTTCGAAAGCGTTTACGGCGTCGGCCCTCGTCCCTCGAACGTAGCGATGGAGGACGGTATTATGTGGGAGCCGGCTGTTATCGAAATGAGCAAGCCGTTTGTTCTCGGATTCAATCCAAACCTGTACTACGCTGACAACTCCGGTAAGGCGGTCAATGGCGTATCGACTGAGTACCAGCGGCATCCAGAAATTCCTTTCCTCGGCGCCTCGCCTGATAAGCTTGTTTATGACAGGTCCGTCGCGGTTCCCGTTCAGCGGCAAGACGGATTGTTCGATTACAGAGACCTGTTGGTTTCTGGCTTAGAGGTTAAGAAGCAATTCCGCATGTCTAAGCGCGGACCCGAGGCGTGGTTCCCGTGCAAAGAGGTTGTCTATAATTACTGGTGCCAGTGTCAATTATCGATGGAAGTATTCGACGTGCCTCATTGGGATTTTTTTGTCGTAGGTCAGCAAATAACAAGTGATGAAACGTTGCCGGACGGATCTCCGTCTCACGTTGCCGCCTGGTCTCAGGGCGAGAGAGTCTATAGGGACAAGCAGTGGTTTGAAGATTCGTTGGTAGAGTTCGTGAAATTCATGGACGAGCTTGAGGCGACGATTGCCGAATTAAAAGCGAGCGAAACAGGCGGCGAGCCATGCCCGACGATCCCCATAATGCCGGCGCCAGAGGTAAGTCGGGCTGCTCATATCGAGGGAGAGTGGGACGGTGTAATCGAGGACGAGGAATGGGACGGAGTCATTGAGGACATTTGACCTGCGCCCTAATCATATATAGTATTTGAACATGACTGACCAGACCCCAAGCCAAAGACACACCGCCAAGCTCCGCGCCAAAGGCCGCTCGACCTATTTGATCTGGGTGCCGAACGACCCTGTATTTAAAGAGCGGATAAAAATCTACCGCGACAAGATCCTGCCGGAGTTTCTCAGGGACAATGACTATGATCCCAAGCTAAAAAAATGGATTCCTCGCAATGACTGAAAAAGAAAGCTCGACTCCAAAGAATCGCAAGATGAGAGTTGCCTCGATAATCCCTGACTCGAAAAACGCTAGGACTCACAGCGAGGCCCAGGTTGAGCAGATAGCGGCTAGCATAAAAAGGTTCGGTTTTAATAACCCTATACTGATAGACGAGAACAACGTCATCATTGCTGGGCACGGACGCTTCCTCGGAGCCATGAAGCTTGGCTTGAAGTCTTTGCCGGTTAGAGTTTTAAGTCACATGAGCAATGCAGAAAAGAGAGCCTATGTCCTGGCCGATAACCAGATCGCTCTCAATGCGGGATGGGATTTGAATCTGGTAAAGTTTGAGTTGTTGTCGCTGCAGGTAGAGGATTTTGATTTATCGCTTACTGGATTCGGTGAAGATTTTGTTGCGGATCTGCTGCGAGAAGAAACCGAGGGCCTGACTGATGATGATGATGTGCCCGAGGCTCCGAAGTTACCCGTGGTCGTGCTTGGCGATATCTGGGTGTTAGGCAACCATAGATTAATGTGCGGCGACAGCACAAGCATTGACGCGGTCGAGAGGCTTATGGATGGTGGAAAGGCTGACGTGCTATTTACCGATCCTCCTTATGGGATTGACTTTGCGCCGCAGCGCGGGACTCATGGAAAGATATTGAATGACGCGCTGGCCGGCTCAGCGTTCGAGGATTTTCTTGCTAGTGTCTTTTTTTGTGCCGATAGCGTGATGAAGCCGAACACTTATGGGTTTGTATGGACGGGGTGGTCTAATATCGGGGCTTTTGAAAAAGCTATTCAGCCGTTCTTTAAGATTCAAGCTCTACATATTTGGGTTAAAAATAATTTCGGTATTGGCTACTATTCTAGGCCAAAACATGAGCCGTTCTATTTGTGCTTGAGGGGTAAGCCTGATCGTCCGGTCAAGGCTCCTGCTGATGTATGGGAGTTTGCCAAGGTTCACAAGACGATCCATTCATGCGAAAAGCCGGTTATGTTGATTGAGAGCATCCTGGACGCTTATCACAAAAACGGCACTGTCCTTGATTTTTTCGGCGGCTCCGGCTCAACACTAATCGCCTGCGAAAAGACAGATCGTCAGTGTCGAATGATGGAACTAGATCCGACCTATGCCCAGGTCATCCTGCAGCGCTGGGCGGACTTTACTGGCAGAGATCCTGTCCGAGAAGCTGACGGCAAAGCGTTTAGCAAAATCAAGAGAAAGAAAAAATAGAGGTGAACCATGAACATGACGATAGAAGAACTTAGCAAATTGATACTTGAAAAAGAGGCTGCGATAAACAAGCTGCTTGTAGAACTTTGCGAGGAGGCCGATGGAGTCTCTGCATTTGAAGTCGAGGCGGTTGCCTATCGCACTATCGACGGGCCGGATGTTCCGGCTATTCGGATCGTGGGGAGGATTTGATGGCGGAGTCTTATCCTATCGTATCGATGCCGGTTCCGGGCGAGGTTTACAGGGCGCTTAAATGCCGCCTTGAGGCCGCCGGGTACGGACATGCAGTAAACGACGGGCGGCTAGATATGTCCGGAATAACTTTAACCGACGAGGATGAGGGCGACGAAGATGAGTAGCCCTGTCTACTTCAACGGCCGGTGCGACATCTGTCAGGCACTATCTGTCGATCACGAAGAGGAGTGCGATCCTCTCGCGGTTCTGGCTACTCAATGCGAGATACGCGGGAGCTTACTCTAGGGCAGAAACGCTGGCCTACTGTGGTCACGTTCTGAGATTTAAATGCTCCGATTACCAGGCCAAGAAGCGCCGGTGTTACGCGTGCGAGAATTCTAGATCAGGCGGCATTAGCGTTATCGGCGATAGAGAGGTGTTCTTCTGGGACACCGAGCTGCAAAAACCAACATCAATGATTATAGAGGCGTAGGCAATGCA